GTTGCAGCAGCGACTGGAAATGTAACTAACCAAGCAGTCCAATTCCAGAACAATGGTGCCCCTTCAAGGCAGCACTACGGTTCTGGGGTGAGCTGCAATGGTGCTACCATGACGTTCAGCCCCTTCTACATGGGGAATCATACGGTTCCCTATGATGAAGAGATGAGTCAAAGGAGCTACACAATAGCTGAGAATTGGGGAGGACAGATAAATTTCATGTTCCCTTTAGATAGAGAAGGTTTAGCACGGTGCAGAAGTATAGCTGCAAGACAAGAAGAGAAAATGAGGCTTGATTACGAGCTAGTACGTGTACTCAAATGTGCTGAATTACAACGTAAAGGGTTTATGTTAGCTGAAGATACACGTGTATATGACATGTGTAACGATGTTGTCCCTATAGTTAAGTATGAAAAAGAAAAACAAGCAGCAGTTAAACAGTATTTAAAAGAAAACTGTACTCCTGTAGAAGGTTTCACTCCACCTTGGAAAGAAAAGGAGTATAAATGCCCAAAATCCACATTAACAACAAATGATTCTACTAATTAAGCCAATCCTACTCAAATTTGCAACTTCTGATTCAGTTAAAAAACTGATTGTTGACCTTTTAAAGAAGCTTGTTTCCACTACAGATAACAAAGTGGATGATAAAGCAGTAGAATTCTTGGAGAAACAGTTATTTCCTAAAACATAATGGCTAAAAGAGCTACGGAAGAACAGTTTAACGAGCTTCATCGGCTCGTTACGACTGAATTCCTTAAAAGAATAAAGAGTGGAGAAGCTTCCGCTCATGAATTAAAAGCAGCCTGTGATTGGCTAGTTAAAAATGATATCAGTGGTATTGCGTATGAAGGTAATCCATTGGATAAATTGGCAGCCGTAATGCCTAAAATCGACCCAGACCTTGTACAACGGAGATTATATGGCAAGCACCAGCACGAGGTACTATAGGGCTAACCCTAAGGCAAAAGCTAGGAAGAATGCCTATCAAAAAAAGTACAACAGATCTAAATTACAAATACGAAATAGGACTAGACTAAATGCCGAAAACAGAAGGCGAGGAACCTATGGTAATGGCGATAACTTGGATGTCTCGCATAAACAAGGCGGGGGCACCAAACTTGAAGCCCAATCCAAAAACCGAGCCAGAAACCGAGGTAAAGCCAAAGGATGACACCTCTACTACCAACTCCTAAACATTACTTATACAATCTAATAACCATGACAAGTCCTGACGCTAAGAAGCTCTGGAGAAGAGCTGTTAAAGAGCACTTTAATTGTCA